GGGCCGGGGTGGTAGACCGCCTCCGCGAGCTGGGACTCCCGGCCCGGGGCATCAATGTCTCGGAGTTACCCTCGGTTGCGAACAAGGAACGCTACGCCAACCTGAAGGCCGACCTCTGGTTCAAGGCACGCGAGTGGTTCGCAGCCCTGGATTGTTCGCTCCCCGAGCACTACCGGAGCCGCCGGATCGAGGACGACCTGATTGCGGAGCTGACGAGGATCAAGTACCGCTTCCGGAAGGGAAGCCAGAAGCTTGAGGCCGAGTCGAAGGACGACCTTCGCAAGCGCGGGATGGAGTCCGCCGACCTGGCCGAGGCCTTTATCCTGACCTTCGCCTCGGACGCCATCACGCTGGCGTTCGGACGCGCGGCCGGGTCGAGCTGGAAGAAGCCCATCAGCCGTGTCCTGAAGTGCACCACCTGAGACCGGAGAACACATGACACGATTTGATCTGACCTCCCCCGCCGACCAGAAGCAGGCACCGCTCCGGCAGGACGGCCCGCCCGACGAGTCGGACATCCAGACCGCGATGCATCAGTGGGTCACGGCCGCCATCCTGCACGCCGACGGCCAGCTCTCCGTCGCGCGCGAGGAGGCCGAGAAGTACTACAAGGGCGAGCCCTTCGGCAACGAGGAGGAAGGTCGCTCGAAGATCGTGATGACCGAGCTACGGGACGCGGTCCTGCAGATTATGCCGGACCTGCTGCGGATGTTCTTCGGTGGCGACCCGGCCGTCGAGTACGGCCCCTCCACCCAGAACCAAATCCAGATGGCCGAGGAGGTGACGAAGTTCGTTCTCGATGTCATCCTTCAGCAGGACAACCAGGGCCTCCTGATTTATTCTGACTGGTTCATGGACGCGCTGATTAAGCGGCTCGGGGTCGTGATGTGTTGGCAGGACAAGGGCAAGGAGACCCGGCACTACACGCTCGCCTATCAGACCTACGACCAGATGACGATCCTGGCCGCGGACGATAGCATCGAGATCGAGGAGGTCACGCCCTGCGAGGCCTCGCCCCCGGGCGTGAAGCTCTATGACTGCGAATACACCCAGACCCGCAGGTGGTCGCGAACCCGCATTCAGTGCATCCCGCCCGAGGAGTACCTCTACTCGAAGGGCGCCCGCTCGGTATCGAACGACCCCTTCATGCCGGGCGTCGCGCAGTTCGTCGCGCGCCGGACCGAGCTGACCCGCTCGCAGCTTCGGGGGATGGGGGTGGACGAGGACGACATCGAGGAGTACGGCTTCCCGGACGCCGAGCTGTCCCACAACACGGAAGAGATCGAGCGCCAGCATAATCAAGTCACGGGGGACGAGAATCCTATCGCCGCCGAGCCGAACCGGCGAGCGCTCTGGATCGAGGCCTACCCGTTCTACGACCTCGACGGCGACGGCGAGGCCGAGCTATGCCGCATCACGATGCTCGGTCCGGCCCACAAGATCGTTGGCACGCCCGAGCCGTGCGCCCGCCGGCCGTTCGCGCTTATCTGCCCCCAGCCGACCCCCCACAGCATCGAGGGCCAGGCCGTGAGCGACTGGACGATGGACCTCCAGAAGACGGTCTCGCTGATCTGGCGGTCGCTGCTCGACTCGCTCGTCCTCGCGCTCAATCCTCGGATCGCCTACACCGAGGGCGAGGTCTCGCTCGAAGACATCCTCAACGTGCAGTTGGCGGCGCCGATCCGGACCCGGACCTCTCCAGCGAACGCCCTCCAGGTCATCGAGCACAACTTTGTCGGGGCCGCGGCCCTGCCGGTCCTCGATGCGCTCAAGCAGGTCAAGAAGAACCGGGTCGGGGTGGACGACGCCTCGGCCGGGCTCGATCCCGGCGCGCTCCAGTCCACCACCGCGATGGCGGTCGCGGCCGCGCAGTCGCGCGCGCAGGCGCACATCGAGCTGATCGCGCGCTACTTCGCCGAGCTGGGCGTGAAGCCGCTCTTCCGGATGATCCTGGAGCTGATTACCGAGAACCCGGACGCCGAGCGGATGGTCAAAATCAACGGGAACTACACCCCGATGGACCCGCGGGTCTGGAATGCAAACCTGGATGTCCGTGTGAATGTCGCGCTCGGCGCGGGCACGCTGGGCGAGAAGATCGCGGCGCTCTCCGAGAACGCCACCGCGATGGAGACCCTCATGCCGATCATCGGCCCGGGCGGCATCATGCAGGCCTACCGCGATATCCGGGTGCGGATGCTCAAGCTCCGCGGGTTCGCGGACGCCGAGCTGATGTGGCCCCAGGCCGAGGCGCTCCAGCCGCCGCCGAAGGACCCGAACGCAGGCGATCCGCAGATGGTCATTGCCCAGACCGAGGCCGCGAAGGGCGCGGCCCACGTCCAGAAGCTGCAGGCCGACCAGCAGCTCGACGCGAAGAAGCACGAGATCGAGACCGCCTCGAAGGGCGAAGAGCTGCGGCTCAAGGAGAAGGACATGGAGACCACCGACGCGCGCGAGCGCGAGAAGACCGAGGCCGAGCTGGTGCTGAAGGTCATGGAAATGAACCTCAAGTACAAGACCGAGATCACGGTCGAGCAGGTCAAGGCCGAGATGTTGGCAAAGCAGCAGCACCGCACGGTGAAGCTCCAACACAACGAGGCCGGCCAGGTCATCGGGCTGGAGGTCTCGCACAAGGACCACAAGGGGACCGACTAGGTGGCTATCGGGACCGGCATCATCGACTTCGGCGCGAGCCCGGCCGAGGAGGCGACCGTCACCGTCAGCGGCCAGGCCGGCCTAGTCTCGACGACCCACATCGAGGCCTGGTTTCAGCACGGAGACTCGACCGCCGATAACGGCATTGACGAGCACGAGGAGGCGGCGGCGGTCTGTCCGATTGCCTGCAAGTGGACCGTCGATGGCTCCTTCGAGGCCAAGGCCATGCCCATCTCGGCGGTCGGGATCGGGACCTTCAAGTTTCACTTTGCGTGGAGTAACTAACAATGGCAACGAGAATCTTCTTCTTCCTCCCCGAGATCGGGACGGGAGCCTAACATGAGCTGGCTACATCGAAACCTCGGGCGCGACGGCGCCTCGCAGCAGGCGATTGACGGCGAAAACTTCGCCGGCCGTGTCTCCCAGCGCCCGCAGGCGATTGGCGCGAGTGGCGCGGCCTATTCTCTAAACGTCCAGAGCGGCATCATGGCGGCCGGGCTCGCGGCCAACGCGGAAATCTTCTCTGCGCGATGGACGAGCCCCACGAAGCTGCTTCTGCTCCGCTCGCTCCAGCTCAGCGTCGCGCGCGACACGACCGCCTTCGCGGCCGGACGGGCGCTCTTTCGCCTGACCGTCGCACGCGGTTACTCGACAGACGGCTCCGGCGGCGCCCCTGTGGTCTTCAGCACCAACAACACGAACAAGAAGCGCGTCACGTTCCCGCTCTCGTCCTTCAGCGACACCGGCGTGCGGTTCTCCGCGACGGCCGCAGTCACGGGTGCGACGAAGACCTTCGACACGAACGACATCGGCGGGCTAACGGCCTTCATCTCCAGCGGCGCCACGACCGTGCCCGACACCTTCATCCTCCCACCCGGCTCGATACTGTGGCAGCGGAACACCGGCGACGAGCACCCCTTCACCCTGGCGCTGAATGAGGGCCTCGTGGTGCGGGCGACAGTTCCGATCACAGGGACCTGGGGCTACACGCTCCAGATGGAGTGGTCCGAGATCGTCGCATCCGAAGTCAACTGGTAGCCTAGATGTCGCTGCTCCTCGCCCTCCAGGGGAGCAGCCCCGACATCACCGGCTCGGGCGCCTCCGTCCTTGTCCTGACGGACACCGGCGCCGGGCTGGAGGTCTTCGCCGGGTCAGGCGCGTCGGTCCTCGCGCTGACCGATACCGGGAGCGGGCTGGAGGTCTTCACCGGCTCGGGCGCGTCGGTTCTTGCGCTGACGGACGCCGGCTCGGGGATAGTCGAGCAGGACATCACCGGCTCGGGGGCGTCGGTCCTTGCCCTGACGGACGATGGGGCTGGAACGGTCGTCGGCGAAGTCATCGCCGGGCCGGGCGGGGGTGGCGGGTTCTCGTTCCACGAGCACCGCGACACCGTCCGGGACTTCCGCCGGCTGTTGCGGCCGGAGCGGGAGCGGCCGAAGCGGGCCGCCAAGCGCGGCCCGAAGGCGCCGCCGATCTTCGGCTACGCCTCCGATTCCGTCCTGACGCTGACGAGCGCCGGGCACGGAAGCGTCAGTATGCAGGCCGGGGGATCGAGCCGGCTCCGGCTGACGAGCGCGGGCAGGGGACGGATCGAGCAGTCGGCCGAGGATATCCTTCGGCTGCTGGTGGCGATGGACGAAATCTAAGGGGAGTGTATGGCGACAAACTTTCATGTGAAGCTGACGCTACGGAACACGATGCTGGACACCGTGAACGCTGCCATCGGCGCGAGCGGGTTCCTGCGTATCTATGACGGCGGGCAGCCCGCGACCGTCGATACCGCGCTCGGCGCGCAGGTGAAGCTGGCCGAGCTGGCGCTCTCGGCGACCGCCTTCGCGGCCGCGGCCGCCGGCACGATTGCAGCGAACGCCATCAGCGACGACCTCTCGGCCGATGCGACCGGGACCGCCACCTGGGCGACCCTCGTGACAGCCGCGGGCGTGCGCGTCCTCGATCTCTCGGTCGGCACCTCCGGGGCCGACATCAACCTCAACTCGGTCGCGATCCAGGCCGGTGCGAAGGTCAGCATCACGGCCTACTCGGTCTCGATCCCGGCATAGGCATGGCAACCAGAGAGTCAGTCACCAAGGCCACCCCGCTCAAGCTCCCGGCGGCCCCGCTCCAGTACGACCAGCGCGACCAGGACCGCACCCGCCGGCTGATCGAGCTGGCGTTCGGGCAGTTCGCGTCCAGCATCCAGCAGACCTCGCTCCAGGTCCACAAGGTCCGCCCGGTCCCGCAGGCCTGGACGCCGGTCTCGCCGATCCACGGGACCGTGATGGGGACCTCGATCGGCAACCCGCTCCTGATGCAGGTCCTGAACCCGATCTCGGCCAACAAGCTCGTCGTCATCTATGTCGCGCGAACGATCAAGCACGCCGCCAACTCGGCCTCCTCGGCCCGCATCACGTCCAGTCCGCTCGCGATCCCGGGCGCATCGAGCGCCGGCCTCGCGCATCACGACTCTCCTCTCGTCCCTGACGGCAAACCCGTCCGGCGCGCCGACCGCCGCGATGTTCGTGGAGATCGGGATCGTGCCGCCGAACGGGCCGTACAACGCGGGACTCCAGGACATCCGCGACAGCTACGACCTGGCCGAGCAGCAGCCCATCGTCCTGCTTCCGGGCCAGGCGCTGGAGTTTGGGACACCAGGGGGGTCCTCGGACAGCGGGAACGGCAAGGGGCTCTATCTCGTGCTCGACGAGCTGGCCGCCAGCGCGGCCCTCCCGCGCGTCGCGCTCGACGAGTCGAACCGACCCATCTCCTCGATCATGGGAGGCATCGCGTCCCTGGTCGGCTCAAGCGCGCGCGCGACGGTCCAGCTCCTGAACCCGCCCGCATCGAGCGTCACGATGCGAGTGACCGAGATTCTGTTCCTCACGTCCGGCACGAGCACCCGGGCGCGCGCGCGCGTCACGGCCGAGCCACTCCATATGGGCTCGACCGTGCAGTACGGGGCACCGCACCGGCTCGATAGCTCCGATACGGACCCCATCCGCGGGATCGTGCAGGCCACCCAGACCCCCTCCGAGGGAGGGCCGAACCTCAATGTCTGGGAGGAGGCTCAGAGCTTCTGGTACGACAAGTGCGGCGCCAGCTCCGGGATCGGCTACTTCACGCACATCCTGAAGCCCGGCGCCGGCCCCATGTATCTCCGTCCTGGCTCGGCCATCGAGTTTCAGGCCGGTATCAATTCGGACCTTCTCTACGTTGTCTTTGTCTGGGATGAAATCTAAGAGGACCCTATGGCCACCGACATCCGTCTTCCTATCTCTCCGATCCACGGGATGACCAACACCGTCGGCGACGCGACCCACGTCGCCTTTATTCGGCTGGATAACCCGGCCGCGTCCGGCAAGCTCCTTCACATCCGCGAGATCGTCATCGGCCACGAGGCCGCGACCGTCCGATTGAAGATGCGACGGGTCGCGTCCTCGGCCCTCGTGCTCGGCGGGACCAATACGGTCGGCCTGCTCGCGCGCCGCGACCAGAACGACGCGACCGCCATCGTCGCGACCCTGACCGGCTGCACCGCGGTCGTCGGCACGATCTTCACCGAGGCCCAGAGCTTCTGGTACGACAAGCCCGGCGCGGCCGGGGGCGCCGGCTATGTCGGATACACCATCGCCCGGCCGGGCGCCTACCCGCTCATCATCAATCAGGGCTCGGCCCTGGAGTTTGCGGCCGGAGAGGTCGGGGCCGGGGTCTCGATCCGGATGTATGTCGCGTTCGACGAGGTTGCACCGTAGCATCTCTCTTTCGAGTGGGGGCACCATGATGTTCGTCACCGAGAAACGACTATCGCCGGACGAGCTACTCCGGCAGGCCGAGCGGATGCGCTCGCTCGCCACGAGCGAGGCCTTCAGGGAGCTGATGGCCGGGGCCGAGACCGACGTGCACGCCGAGTGGGCGCGCGCGCGCACGCCACAGGACCGCGAGAACGCAGCCATGCAGCTGATGGGTCTCCGGGCCATCCTGACCCGCCTCCAGACCGTGATGAACCGCGCGGCCGAGGCCGAGGCCGAGCTGAAGGTCCGCAACGCTATTGCGGAAAAGTAGAAGCCAGAAGAGGTTCGAGTGAACCGTACCGCGCGGCCGGGAGTACAGGGGCCGGGACCCGCGCCAGAAATCACGACAGCCCTTGACAAGGAGTGTATATTACATGAGCACCACCACATCCGATGCCAAGCCCTCCGGCGCCGCACACGCGCCAGGCAGCATCGACGAAGCCGCAATGTCTTTCCAGGGCCTTCTCTCCCCCACGGGAGCACCGAAGAAGCCCGGAGAGGGAACACCGAAGCCGAAGGGCACACCGGCCGTTGAAGAAACGACCGAGCCCGAGGAGCCTGAGGGCGAAGAGTCCGAGGCGACCGAGGAGGAGCCCGAGGCCGAGGTAACCGACGAACCCGAAGAGACCGAGGGCGACGAGCCTAAGGCGACCGAGGGGGAGCCGGAGTCCAAGGACGAAGAGCCCGCGGACGAGGACGAGACCGAAGAGCCCGAACCCACCGTCAAGGGGCGCAAGATGCAGTTCCCCGACGGCACGGAGGAAGTGGTTTCCGAGGACGAGGCCTACGCCGGGTATCTCCGCACGAAGGACTACACGCGCAAGTCGCAGGCGAACGCCGCCATCAGGAAAGAGGCGGAAGAGGCCCGCGCGGCCGCGCGTGACACCGTCGCGCAGTACGCCCAACAGCTCGCACAGGTCAAGCAGGCAATGGATCGGATGGTTCCCAAGGAACCAGACTGGACCGATCTGCGGAAGCGTCTTTCTCCCGCCGAGTTTGCCGACACCCTCGCTGACTGGCAGGCGTTCTCGAAGAACCGCACCGAGGTCGAGGCCGCGCAGCAGAAGGTTGCTGAGAGGCAGCAGGCTGACTTCGAGGAAAGCTATGGGAAGTACCGCCAGGGCGAGGTCGAGAAGCTCTTTCTCGCCATCCCCGAGTGGTCCAATCCAGAGCGCGGGAAGCAGGACGCATCGGCGATGGCGGCCTACGCGCTGTCCATCGGCTACAGCAAGGAGGAGGTAGACCACGCGGTAGATTCGCGGGTGCTCCTGATGCTGCGGAAGGCGATGCTCTGGGACAAGGCCCAGTCCTCTGGCGCCGGCAAGGTGAAGCCCAAGATCACGTCGAAGGACGGGATCAAGAGCGCACCGGCCGGGGGCGTGAAGACGCGGCCGAAGCCTCTCTCCGAGGAAAAGCGCGCGAAGGAATCTCTCCGTAAGGCCGGCAGCATGGATGCTGCGGCCGGGGTTTTTTCACACATCCTGAAGCGCACGGGCACGGCCCGGCGTGACTAGGATCGCTGAGTGGGGGAAGGCAGCTCTGTATGACGAAGTTCGCAGGGACCTACAACACCTACCAGACGGTAGGCATCAAGGAGGACGTCAGCGATACGATCTACAACATATCGCCGAAGACGACCCCCTTCATGTCCAATGCCGGCAAGGACTCGGCCAGCCAGTCGCTCTTCGAGTGGCAGACCGACACGCTCGCCGCGCCGGACCTGAATAACGCACAGCTCGAAGGCGATGACATCACCGCCGTCGATGTCTCCACCCCGACGACCCGGATCGGGAACTACTGTCAGATCAGCCGGAAGTCGGCCGGTGTGTCAGGCACCAACGAGGTCTCCGAGAAGTACGGCCGCGGGTCCGATCTCGCCTACAACATGGCGAAGAAGTCGGCCGAGCTGAAGCGGGACGTCGAATCGATCCTGCTGTCCAACCAGGCCGCGGCGGCGGGTGCCGACGCGACGGCGCGCAAGACCGGCTCCATCCTGGCGTTCATCAAGACCAACGACGTCTTTGGTGCGGGCGGCGCCTCGCCGGTCTACACCAACGTTCCGACCGCCACGCGGACGGACGGCACGCAGGCTGCCTTCACGGAAGCGATGCTGAAGTCTGCGATGCTGCTCTGCTACAACGCCGGTGCAGAGCCGGATACCCTGATGGTCGGCCCGGCCCAGAAACAGGTCGTGTCGGGCTTCGCCGGTATCGCGACGAAGACGATCCAGCAGACGGCCGTCGAGGCCGCTGCCATCATCGGCGCCGCGGACTTCTACGTGTCAGACTTCGGCACGCTCGCGGTCGTCCCGAACCGCTTTCAGCGGGCGCGGGATGCCTTCCTGTTTGACTTCAACTTCATCATGGTCGCCTACCTCCGACCCTTCTTCACGAAGCCCCTGGCAGACACGGGCGACGCGGAGAAGCGGCTGTTGCTCGGCGAGTACGGACTGAAGGTCACCAACGAAGCGGCACTCGGTCTGATCGCCGACCTGTCGTAATCCTCGCGCGGCCGGGGGCAGCACGCTCCCGGCCGGGCGCAGTCTCTAGAAAGGAGACAGTATGGCAGCAGTCAATGCGGTCGTGACGTTGACCTTCGCCGCGAACGCCATCGCGGCCGAGACAGTCACCATCGGCGGGAAGGTCTATACCTGGGCGGCGGCCTACGCCAACACGGACGGACTCGTGGTGGTGGGTGGAACGGCAGCGGCCTCGGCGCAGAACCTCTTCGACGCTATCAACCTCACACCATCGGCTCTGGGCGTCACGGTCGGTGCAGTCACCACCCTCAACGCGCAGGTGCGGGCGATCACGGTCACCGCGACCACGGTCGTCTTCCAGTCAAAGATTCCCGGCACCATCGGGAACCTGATTCCTTCAACGGAAACGATGACGCAGGGCTCGTTCGGGACGGCGACGCTCATCTCCGGCACCGGGGATGCGGCCTTCGACCTCCTGACGATCCTCAACACGATGCAAATGAGCGCAGGGGTAGCGCAGGCTCTCCGCGAGCTGGCGTTCGACCCGGCCTCGGTCTAACCTTCTCACCTTCGTACCGCCAGGCGGGCCGGACAGTCCGGCCCGCCTGGCACTGGAGGACATAGTGGGTCGCCTCTTTTCGCTCGACGCGGCAACACGCACGACCGAGCAGTTTCACTTCGATGAGACCACCGGCGCGTTCACCATCGAGGACGTCCAGCAGGTGGACGACCTCCTGGACCTAAACGCCGCGCGACGGTCGGAGCAGGTCTCGCACCGCAACACCTTTCGTCAGGTCGGATCGGTCCCCATGAATATCTACCAGTACTGGAATAGTCGGTGGCGGGCCGAGGGGCGCTCGACGCGAGAGATTCGCGCACTGTGGAAGCGCTTCCTGAACGACCCCGACAACCGGCAGTTCAAGACCACGGACGCGCACATATGAGCGCCCCGAACGGGAACGGCACGGCCGGCTCGGTCCAGCTCCGACTCCATTTCGATTTCGCTCGCCGGCTCGCGACCCTCACGACCCAGGAGCCGCTCGACCTGAAGGCGACCGTCATGCGGGTACCGTTCGCGGTCCTGAAGGCCGCGGCGGTCGCGATCCTCAAGGCCGAGTCCGAGGACGAGCTGTCGGCGATGCAGGAGGACGGCGCGCTCGCGCCCGCGAAGCCAGACATCAAGATCGTGCGGGGAAGCTAGATGGCGTTCAGCCTCTATTCCGAGCTGGTGGACGGCGTCCTCAACTGGCTGGATCGCAAGGGTGACACAGAGATCACGTCCCGCATTCCGGACTGGATCGCGCTCTGCGAGGCCCGCATCCGCCGCCAGCAGGAGTGGTTCTCACAATTCTATTCGCTCGCGAACAGCGGCGCCATGTTTTCGGTGACCGCCAACCCGTTCGAGCTACCGAGCTACGTGCGGGACGTCAAGGCGATCTGGAACAGCACCCAGCTTGCGTTCGGCGAGATCGAGATACTCACGCCCGCGACCTGGCGTGGGTTCGTGTCCATCAATAGCGCCCCGGGCAGCATCCCGCAGAAGGCGGTCATCGTCCCGCAGATGGACTCCTGGCTCGTGGACCCCGACGGGGCCGGCGGTGCGACGAAGCACGGCGCGAAGGTCTATCTCTGGCCGACCCCGCTCATAGACGGGAGCATCCTGCTGGACTTCGAGTACATCCGGGACCTCGATCCACTCACGCCAGGCACCACGAACGGGCTCTTCCTGCGGCACCCCGACCTCTATCTCTTCGGCACGCTCGTCGAGTCGGCGCCCTACCTGCAGCACGACGAGCGGCTCCCGCTCTGGGAGAGCCGCTTTAATCAAGCGATGACCGAGATCAACACCGAGCGCGAGCGCGCCAAGTTCTCGGCCTCACGCAAGCGGCCAGCCCTGCCGCGCGCCTTCTAGGAGCGATATGTCTGACACCACGACAGCCATCTACGCATTCACGAAGCCCGAGGTCGGCGGCAGCGCCGGCACCTGGGGGACGAAGCTCAATACCAACCTGGATAACCAGGACCTGCTCTTCTCGGTCCCGCGGATTCAACACTCCAGCCCGACCGTCGGTGGGACGACCACGGTCGATGTCGCGGCCGGAGCGGTCGCGGTCTTCTCGGTCAATCAGATCACGACCGTGAACTTCACCGGCTGGGCGGTCGATACCGGCCCCCTCAGTGCCGCGCAGCGGGTCTGGCTCCAAATCACGATGACCGGCGCCTTCGCGGTCTCGTGGTCCGGCGTGACCTGGCTCTCGGGCGTCCCGCCCGTGCTCGGATCGTCGGGCGTCTCCATCGTCGAAATCTTCACGACCGACAACGGGACGACCAAGTACGGCGTCCATCACGGCGCGACCATCTCGACCGGCCTGCTCCAGGATAACGCCGTCACGGCCGCTAAGCTCGCGGACGCGAGCGTGGATGCAGCCGCGGTGATCGATGCCGTCCTCACGCCAGTGAAGCACGACCTCACAGCCTGGGGGCGCGTCCGGTGCTACCGGGCGGCCAATCTCAGCGTGGCGTCCGGCGCCTTTCAGGCCGTGCCGTTCACGGACGAGGACGCCGGTGCGGTTGGTGCGCTCCATGATATCGTGACCAACAACAGCCGGATCACGCTCCCGAATGCCGGCCTCTGGCTGCTGACGGCCCATGTCTCGATCTCCAACGACAACCAGCGCTATTTCCAGTTCAAGCTCCGGAAGAACGGCGCGACGGACGTGCAGGAGGCGCACCTCTTTGTGCTGGACAATGTCGCTGAGTATACGACCGGGACGCTCACGTATATCGTGGCAGCCCCGAACGGATACTATGAGCTGATGGTCGCCGCGACGCAGGGCGACTCGGTGACCCTGATGGGGGGCCAGACCCTCACGTCCCTTCTGGCCGTGAGGCTCGCATAGAAAAAGGCTGGGGGTCGGCAGACGTCTACGAAAACCCCACTCGTTCGTTCCGAGACTGCGCCCCAGCCCCAACATATGAGACAGGCAGGACGGCCGGACGGTGTGCTCGGTGTGGCCGCAGGCGTCCTGTTGATGTGTGTAGCGCTCTGGGAGATATTGCCGCATGATCGAAAGGATGATCCCGCTGAGGTTGCCGCCCGGAGTCTACCGGAACGGCACGCGCTACGAGGCGAAGAACCGCTGGTATAACGCGAGCGGCCTCCGCTGGTACGAGGGAATCCTCGGTCCCATCGGTGGCTGGCGGAACGTGATTTCGAACGTCACGAGCGGGACCGCGACCGCGGGCGGCAACTCGACCCTAGCGGACACCACCCAGGCCTGGCCGGTGAATGCCTGGGCCGGCCGGACCATCTCGCTCATCAGCGGGACGGGATCACCGGCGACCAAGACCGTGGTCTCGAACACCGCGACCGTTATCACGATCTCCGGGACCTGGGCGGTCAACCCGGCCGCCGGCACGGTCTATCAGATATCTGGAGTCCAGCTCCAGGTCGGAACCGTCACGGGCGACGACGTCCTGCGGTTGGTGGGGCGCCCGCGCGCGGCCTACGGCTGGCGTGCGAACGATGGGGTCTCACACCTTGCCATCGGGACGCACTCCCGTCTCTGGCTCTACACGGACGGGATGCTCGAAAACATCACCCCGGCCGGCTTCCCGGCCTTCGCCGATAGCGACGGCGCGGTCAATGGGCTCTTCGTCGGCGGGAACTTCGGGTCCGGCGGGTTCGGGTCCGGATACTACGGCACCGGCTCGGGTGCGCTGACGCTCGTGCCGCCCGCGACCTGGACGCTCGACAACTTCGGGGAGCTGCTCGTCGCGAGCCACACCATGGACGGCCGGCTGCTGAAGGCCTCGCCCGGCGGCGGCGCCGCGACCGCCGTGGACGCCACCGCCCCGATCTCGAACCGCGCGGTCGTGGTGACGCCCGAGCACTTTATCGTGGCGCTCGGGGCGAACGGCGACGCGCGGATGGTAAAGTGGCCGGACCAGGAGTCGCTCACGGACTGGGCGATCACGGAAGCCAACCAGGCGAACGAGTTTGAGCTGCCCACGAAGGGCCGGCTCGTGACCGGCCGGCGGGCGCGCCGCCAGACCGTGCTCTGGACCGACGTGGATGTCTACGCCATGACCTATGTCGGCGGCATCGACATCTACGCCTTCGAGCAGCTCGGCGACAACTGCGGCCTGGTCGGCCCGCAGGCCTGCGTCGTGCTGGGGGACCGGATGTTTTGGATGTCGTACGGGAAGTTCTTCGAGTACGACGGCGCGCTCCACCCGATCCCGTGCGACGTTCTCGACGAGGTCTTCGGACAGCTCGATCAGTCGCAGCGCGCGAAGGTGCAGGCCATCCCGATGACGCTCTTTAACGAGGTCTGGTGGACCTACCCCACGAAGGGGCGGCAGACCTACGAGAACGACAAGTACGTGGGCTACAACTTCGAGGAGAAGCACTGGATCATGGGCACGCTCGCGCGTGCGGCCGGGATCGACCGCGGAGTCTACGAGTATCCGGTCCTTCTCGACGACACCGGCTTCCTGTTCGAGCACGAGTTTGGCTCAGTCCGGACCGGCATGACCGTCTTCGGAGAGACCGGCCCGCTAGAGATCGGGGACGGCGATCAGCTCGTGCGGATACAGCAGATCGTCCCGGACGAGAAGACGCTCGGCGATGTGCGGATGACGCTCTTCGGGGCGCTCCATCCGACGGCCGTCGAGAAGCAGATCGGCCCCTTCACCGCGTCGGAGCCCACCCCGACCCGGCTGACAGCCCGGCAGATTCGGTTACGGATAGAAGAGGTCACAGCGACCGACTGGCGGGTCGGGGTGCCGCGCCTGGGTGTCATTCCTGCAGGAAAGCGATAGGAGTTAGTATGATCGCACCACTCGTCATGGGCGGCATCATGGCCGGCGCCGGCCTGCTGAACAATATCTTCAGCTCGAAGAAGCCGCAGGTCACGCGCCAGGGAGAGCTGGACCCCCAGTCGCAGGCCTATATCTTGGCCCAGCGCGAGCGCGCGACCGGCTACGCGAACCAGCCGATGCCCGGCCTCGATCCGGCATTCCTGCAGGCCCTCCGTGGGGTGCAGGACTACGGCGCGGCCGGAAAGATGGGGCTGGATGCCCAGACCGATCCCGCGATGGCTGCGCGCTTCATGAATCCCGGCGCGATGGCGATGAATCCGGTCTTCGACCGGCAGCGGGCGTCGGCAACTAACGACTACAATAAGGCCGCGACCCAGTCCGGGGTGTTCGGCGCGCGGCGGGGTCTCGGTCCCAACCTGAATAGCATCAACGATGCCCAGGCGCAGATGCAGTACAGGGGCTTCAACGACGCGATGTCGCGCGCGATGCAGCTCGCCGGGATGGGCATGGGTGCGAACCAGTGGATGGGGAATGTCGGGCAGTACATGACGGACCGGCAGCGCAACTACGACCAGGGCTCGCTGAACATGATCCAGCAGGGCTACGGCGGTCCACTCTATACCCAGAGCACGAGCCCGAACGACAAGGGCAACCCCTTCCAGGCCGCGCTCGGTGGGTTTGCCACCGGTATGAGCTTCGGCGGTGGCGGCGCGCCGAAGATCGCTCCGACCGGCGGGGGCTATCAGTTCGACCCCAACGATCCGAGCCACTACTGGAACAACGACCCGAACGCAGGCATGGGGGCCGGCTACTGATGTACGAAGACCAGACCGGCCCGCTCGCGCAGCCGGAGCCCCCGAAGCGGCGCTCGATCCTCGATGGCGTCCTGGCCTCGCTCTATCCCGCGGGAGGTTACGAGGGCGTCATTCCGCCCGAGATGCTGGCCGAACAGCGCCGGCTTGCGCTCCGCAAGACCGGCCTGAGTCTCCTCGCGTCCTCCGACCCGATGCCGCAGGGCACCCGCCGGCCGAACGCGGACCTGGCGGCCGCGCTCAGTCCGGACGACTGGTCGCAGCGCCTCAGCGCGGTCGCGCAGCAGTCGCTGCAGATGGACCAGATGCAGAAGAAGGCCCAGCGCCAGGCGCAGGTCGCGCAGATCGTCCAGCACTTCTCGCCCCAGCCGAAGCCGGACGGCTCGCCCGAGTCCCAGCAGGAGGCCGCTGACCGCTATCGTCAGATGAGCGCCGCCTTCATGCAGGCCGGGGACATGGAGAACGCGACGACCGCGATGGATTTGAGCAAGAAGGCCGAGGCGCCCGCGCTCGGCGTCCACAACAATCTACTCTACGACACACGGACGGGTACGGTCGTTGGTGGGTTTCCTGAGGAACTGAAGACGGTGGATGGCAGCCAGCTCTACTCGAACGCGGTCAATGCGCTCGATAAGTGGAATCCGGTCCGCCAGACCGTCACGCAATATAACGCCGTCAAGAACGCACCGCTGACGCCGCCGAATACCGCGGCCCTAATCTCGGCCGCGCAGTCGATCCTGCAGACTCACGGGTCGCTCGTCGCGAGCGACAACAGCATGGACGCCATCAAGAACCTGGCGCCGGTCGGCATCCTCAAGCACCTCATTGACGCCCTGACTGGGGTGCCGGTTATGAGTGTCACCCAGAAGCGGGAGCTGGTGGAGGCGACCGATAAGATGGTGGCGTTGCTCGATAAGGAGCACTCCCGTGTCGTGAGCGACCAGCGACGCATCTTCAAGAGCAAGTACCGCGATGAGGCGGCCTTCAAGGGCATGTGGGGTCTGCTACCGGACTCGCCGGGCTTCGGCCCAGCCAAGACCTCAGCCATCGCGGACGAGATCGATAGGGAGACCCGCTAATGCACGAGCCCGATACGCCGCTCGTTGATAGGCTCTATGCCGAGCTGAAGCCGCTCTTTGATCGGGCAGTGAACGCGCTGCACGGCCGGACGGCATCGGGGAGGGTCTTCACCCAGGAACAGGTCGATGACTTCATTTCCAAACAGAATCCGACCTTCCCGACCTTCCAGCGGCTCGCGGACGAGCTAAAGGCGCTCGAACCCTACCGCACACCGGAGAATAGCGGCGATGTCCTCGATGCGGGCGCGGCCCAGCGCACCGTCATGCTTGGTCACAAGCTTATCCCGTTCACGGACGAGCTGGCCGGAGTCATGGGGGCGGTCACAGGAGAGGGCTACAAGAAAGGTCGCGACGTCAATCGCGCCTACCTGAGCCAGGCCGAACGGGACCAGGGCGGGCTGCGGTCGGGTCTCTTGACCGCGGCGTCGATACCGGCCGGTGCGCTCGCCGCGACAGGCCTACTCCCGGCCGGGGCGGGCGCCCTGAAAAGTATCGCGCTCGGGGCGGGCGTCGGTGGAGGCATGGCGGCGGGCGAGCTTCCGGAGTTTGACCTGCCAACCATAAGAGAGAACAAGCTCCCTCTCGCGCTCGGCACCGGGCTCGGTGCCTTGGCGGGGATCACGGGCAATGTGAAGAAGGCCTTCATGGCACCCGAGGCCGCCCAGGCCGAGGAGCTGCTGCGACGGAGCGGCGGGCCGGCGGGCGTCCTCGCACACCTCGAAGAGAGCGGCATCCAGCGCCCCATGCTGGCCGAGGCCGGCGGGCCGGAGATGGTCCAGGCCGGGGTTGCGGCCCCGCGCCAGAGTGCGACCGGGCGCGCGGCGGCGCTCGACGCCGTCACGCACGAGCTGGAGGGCGTTCGCAGCCAGCTTGCTGACGTCAGCCAGCGCTATGACGTCCTCAACCAGACCGTCATCGATCCGCGCGTCCAGGCCGTCGTGAAGCGAAAGATCGTCAAGAAGCTGCTCAAGAGCCTCGACGAGGAGGGGGTCGGGCTCCCGGACGACATGACCGCCCGCACGCTCGAAGACCTGCGACAGGAGCTGGGCCACTTCGCCGAGCGCAGCTTTAAGGCCAAGCACCCCCGGCCGGGGAAGGCAGCGAGAGCCAATGCGGCCGTGCTCGAAAAGGTACTCACGGAGGCGGTGCCAGAATACCCGGCCATCCGCCAGGAGTGGGCGCCGCTCTCGAACCGCGCGCGTACTCTAGAGAAGATGGTGGGGCGCCTGAATCGGGCGCCCCGCGGCGGTGCCATTCCAATCTCGAAACACCCCGGCCCGAGGGAGGACCTCATGCGAGCGCTCGGGTACGAGCCCTGGCAGCGAACCCACACGGCTGCAACCCGGATGGCCGAACATCTCTTTACCGCCGGCACGCCCGCCGAGGGCGCTGCGCGCCTGCAGGGCATCCTTCCGCAGATGGAGATGGGCGGCGGGTCGCTCCCGCTCGGCTCGAACATGGGCGGCGGTGCCGCGGCTCCGCTCCATCAGCTCACCGACCCGTTCTTCCCGCTCCGGGCGGTCTCGGACAGTCAGTAGATGACCGGCCCGCGTCCGAAGCGCCCCGCGCTCTCTGACGCCGAGCTTCGGCGTCACCTCCGCATCCTCGCGCAGTCCTATCGCTCGGGCGAGCCCTACGTGCCACGCTCGCCGGGTGTCCATGCCCTCGGTCAGGGACTCTCGGCCGCTGAGGGCGTGGGCGGTGGGCTTGATTTTCTTTTCCATCAGCTCCCGAAGGCCGCCCTCTCCGACATCCTGACCGCCGCCTCGAAGGACCAGACCTCGAAGGTCGGGGAGCTTGTCGGCGGGGCCGTCAAGGACGCGCCCCGGGCCGTGCGGGAGTGGTGGCGCAACTTCAAGGCCGGCGAGCCGAAAGCCGTCGGCACCGCCCTCCTGCAGGCCTTCCAGGCCGCCGCGCCCTTTGCGAGCGGAGCGTCGGCGGTGACGGGCCTCCCGCCGAAAGGCTACATCCCCTTCAACCTCGAAGGGGACGTGCCAACCTACATGCGGCGGCACGGCGGGCTTGGGGCGGCCGCGGACCGCGCGATGGCGGGCACCCCGCCGCTCGAACAGTCCGGACTCGCCGCCCCGGCCGAGTCGAGCGTCAATCCGTCGCGCTGGAAGACCACCGCCGCCCAGGACGAGACCTTCGCCAGGCACGAGGAGCGGCGCGCGCAGCTCCGAACCCCGCCCCCCGGCCAGCCTGAGTACCAGGCGGTCCTCAATGGCGTCCGGGAAGGCATGAAGGGGCCCGGCTTCACGCTCGAACCGAACGGGAGGCCCTTCGGGGGCTCAGGCTACCTCGTCGCCGACCCGGCCCTGACGGTCCCGCTCACGTCCATGAACGACGCCATCCAGTTCCTCGCGCGCGATGACGTCAAGGCCGCGCTCGCGGAGGGCGGGAAGGTTGCCGGCTGGCGTGATCCGAAGACCGGCGCGGGCGAGCTGAACATCACGCACCATGTCGCTGACCGGGCCGAGGCCCTCAAGCTCGGGGCCGAGCGTGGCCAGCGGTCGGTCGGGCATATCACGGACGGGAAATACATCGGCGACATCCCGGTCGCCGGTCAGTCGCTAGCGGACGTGCGGTCAGACTACCGTAGCAAGGCCGGCCTGACCGGCGAGCCCCTCCCGCCCGTCCTCGCGGTCGATGAGGCGGCTGGTAGGAAGATGGCGCAGACCTACGAGGGACTGAAGAACGAGCCACGGTCGCCCGAGGTGCGCGCGGCCTATGACGCCTTCACGAACGAGACCGAGGCGCAGGCGAAGCACCTCCGCGACGCGGGCTATAGCTGGGAGTTTGTGGACCACGATCCCTATAAGACCAGCAAAGAGATGCTGAAGGACCTGCGAGAGAACAAGCACATCAAGGTCCTCAAGACGAGCGGGTCTCAAGGCCATCCTCTCATGACCAGCGAGCAGAACAATACCTTCCGCGCCGTCCATGAGTTCCTGGGGCACGGCGTCGGAGAACACAGCTTCTCGCCGAAGGGTGAGGAGAATGCTTTCCGAGAGCACGCGCCAGCCTTTACGCCGCTCGCGCAGCGCGCGCTTGCGACCGAGACCCGCGGTCAAAACTCGTGGTTCAACTTCGGCCCGCACCAAGGCACACCCGCGCCCTCGCGTCCGTTCGCCATCCAGAAGGCCGCGCTCTGGCCGACCGAGCAGCTCGGTGACTATCCGGACGTGCTGAAGAAGTCACTCCCGACCAGCGAAGCAGCGGTCGAGTCTCCGAACGTCATTACGCCGCGCCGGTCGAGCCTCCTCGCGCCAGAGGCCGGTCGCTTCACGGACGCGGACTGGGCACACATCTTCGGGCCGGGGCCGTTCGATCCCCAGACCGGCGCGCCCGCGCTCGCCGACCTGGAGCACCGGTTCGGGCGGTTCGAGCACCGCGGCTCGATCATCGCGCCGCGCGAGCCGGGCTCGGTCCTGACCGGGGTGCCGCAGACAGAAAATTGGGCGCTCCGGACCCCCACAAGCTTCGCACACCATATGCGGCTGCGCGAGTATGCGCGCCAGGCGCTCGAACACCCGCTCGTGCAGGAGGACCTGGAGCGGGGGGTCGCGCGCGGGTTCCATCGCTGGTACAATACCGAGGGGACCGCCCAGAGCGCCATCGACGAGCTAGGGCAGGCCCCAGGCCGGGCCGCGCACGATGAATTGATGGGTATGTACGGACCAACCTCCATCAGCACCGAGCCCAACACCAACTTCCGGCTCGGTGGCTACCGGTTCTTTCGGTCCGGCAACCCGGAGATGCCGCCCTGGGCACCGGGCTTCCGGCCGATCTATACGAACCTCGTCGGTGCGAAGATGGCCGAACTAGAGAGATACGGCGGTACCAATCCGATGACGGGCGCCAAGATCGCCGAGTACCCCGAGGCCCTGCGCGGGAATTGGGCAGCCGGCGTTTTTGACCGACATCACTGGCGCGCGGCGGCCGACTACGGCTTTCAGGGAACCCGGCGCGTGAATGGTGAGGTCGTTAACCCCGGCGTCGCCTACGAGCCGTGGTCCATCGAGTTTGCCAAGCGGATGCGAGAGTTTGCGGACGAGGGCATCCTGCCGGTCCCGGAAGGCCGCGACCCGACCGCGGCCGGACAGGCCGCGATCTGGGGCGGGGCCGGCCCGCGGACGGGTGTGCGCGGGATCGCGAACGCGCTCCCGACCTTCGATGACCTTTTCGAGCAGTCCGTCTATCGGACCGGCAAGCACCTCGGCATGTCGCCGCAGGACGTGCTCTCGCAGTTCTGGCGGAAGAAGATGCCGCTCTACTAGCTCTTCTTCAGTCGCGCGAGTAGCGCGGCCGTGTTCGACCCGAGAGGCCGGTCATCCGAAAGGTTGCCGGTCTCTTCTGCGTCGAGGATAATCCCGAGGCACGCGAGCGCGTGGCCCAGCTCGTGCGCGCCGCTCTCCTCGTCAATCCGCGCGCCATCGAGATACTTGTAGATGTGACGGAGCGCGGCCGAGAGATAGATGGAGGTGACGACCTTCTTCTCGCGCCAGTTGTATGGCCCATACTTCCGGGCACCGTCCGCCATCGCCATCGCCTGATGGATGACGCTCGACGAAGGCACCAGCCAGAGCGGCACCTTCGCCACCCCGATGCGATCCTTCGGGTTCAGCAAGGTATTATCAGTCACGAACATAGGTCCCTTATCGCTCTTATCGATCATAGCGTCCTCCCCTCGTGTAATCGTTGGTGCGCGCCAGTATGAAAAGTGGCATGATGGCCTCCAGGAAGGCCTCCTCTGGGTCGCGGTCCTCATGAAGGTAGTCCTCAACGAGAGACACCAGCCCCGTCTCGGCCTCGCGGCCAACCTCCTCAGCGATGCGCCGGTAGGTCCTGGCCGGAGTAACGACAGCGGCCTCCGCGAGGAGTGACTCCCTGTCAATGTCCTTGATGACGATACAGTCTTCTGCCCTCCTCCACGGAAGATCGAACCGGGCATAGATACGGCCATCCAGCTCGGCCTGGAGGGTCTTCATGTCCGGGGTCTTCATGGGGGTGGGGATATCCCCGGTCGCCATCTCGTGCGCGTCATGCAGTATCAAATGAAGCCGCAGCCGGTACGAGAGAGCCCGGCCCGCCGCGATCCGGTCGCATGTGACGAGGTGGTCCGCGACGGTCCACGGGATCACGGTCTGGCCGCCGAAGCGCGGCATCTGTGCGAGCCCGTGCGCGAGGTCTCCGAGCGACGGCGCGCCGGTCTTTTGTGTAATTAGCTCTCCTGAAGCGGTCATCATGGCTAGTTTGCCTCCATGTCGATCTGTCGGTTAACGGCCAGCCCGCGTACCGTCGTGCCTCGGTCTCTGGAATGTAGGTAGGTCTCGTGCCCTCGCGTCCGGAGTGCCTGGATCAGGTCCTGTGCCCGCCCCGCGCCGGCGGCCTTCTCATTGTTCTCCCCGCACCACTCCCGCCAGCTCCGGAAGAGATCATATCCGCGCCCTTCGATCTCCGGACCGACATCGCACCGCTCGGCGATCCAGCGGCCGATACTGTCTTCGTTCTCGAAGTACTCGCCGGTCTTCGCGAGCACAACCTCGGGCGGGTTCAGTCCCTCCCGCTGCCATTGCAGACACCCAAGGATCATCCAGTCCAGGATGGCCGGATACTCCGGCCGCAGCTTCGCTTCCAGCTCGTTGTCCCGCACGGCCGGCTGTACGACGAACGGTACCATCTGGATGCGGCGCCGCATCGCCTCATCGAGCGACCGGATGTGGGGCTGGTGGTTCCCGGTGAACACGAGCTTGAAGGTCGGCCGGAATGAGATATTGTCCTGCCGCATGAGGCGGGCCTTCATCAGGTCGCCGGCCGAGAGCGACTTGAGTCGCTGCTCGTCCCACCGCCGGCCCTGCTGGGTCTCGGAGGCCGTAACGAGCCGGGCGCCCATCAGGTCCGCCAGGTCGGTCGTATGTCGATCCATCTTGGTCGCAGTGAAGACCTCCATCGTCGCGACCGTCGCGTAGTCGCCCATCACGTCCGAGATCGCGTTCAGGAAGGTACTTTTCCCGTTCCCGCCCGGCCCCCAGATGAAGGTCAGGACCTGCTCGCGCGTGATGCCGGTGAGGCAGTAGCCCGCCAGGCGCTGGAGGTAGGCGACGAGCGCCAGGTCGCCGCCCGTGGTCTCCAGCAGGAAGCGAGACCACTCCGGCGCGTCGCCAACGGCGGGCGCGACCCGGGTGCGCTTCGTGTGCAGATACTCTGGAAGGCTCGGCGTCATCGTGCCATCCTTCAGGTTGACGACCCCGGCCGGGGTGTTCAACGCCCACGGGTCGGTGTCGAGCGACTCGACCGCGACCGCGACCGCCCGGTCAGCCCGGAGCAGCCGCATCACGGACGAGAGGGTGTAGGCGCTCTCGATCCGTCGCGCATCGATGACACGTACCCGCATCTGTTTTTCGTCGCCGGCCGCGCGCGCGATCTGCTCGCTCGCGAGCCGATGCAGTTGCATCCGAACCTCGTGGTCAGCCATCTCGGTGGCGTCCGGCTCCCAGCGCGAGCCGTCCCACACGAGCCACCGGCCGTGGGCCTTGACGTACCGGAGTCGGTCCCCGATCTCTTCGACGACCCGGTCTGCAAGCCATTGCTCCGAGAGCGTCACCCGCGGCTGCGGCTCCGTGTCGGGCCCTCTGACCGGCGATAGTACCGCGGCCGGGAAAGCGTCCGGGTCGGCCGGGAAATCATCGGCCGCGGTACTGTATCCGAACGGCCGAGCGCGCTCGGCGATCCAGTTCCAGCCGATGGCGAAGGGCGGGTAGAGCCGCCGCCAGTTCTGCCGTACATAGTCGGCGTCGTTCGTGCCCTCGCTCCAGCGGTCGCACCAGTCCGAGAAGATGTCGAACCCGTCCTCGCTCTCGTCGCCGCAGGCCGCGCGGACCGCCGCGGCCATCCGCAGCCAGTCCTCGCGGGACCGGTAGCCCTCGCCGTTCGGGATGGCCGAGACCGCCATCCGGAGCGCCTCAAGGCTCGGGGCGCGGAGGGCCTCCTGGTCGGCCGTCCGGATGCGCTCGCTCTTCCGGCCGTCGCCCTCGCGCCGGACGGTGAAGCCCGCCAGCTCAAAGTGCGCCCGGATGCGCTGGAACAGTATCTCGGCCTTCGCGATGGAGATATCCGTCAGTGCCTCCGCGGCCGGTGGCTCGCTTTCCCAGGCATACGGCCGCATCGTTGCGGGATGCACACCCGCAACGAGATACTGTTGCCCCTCCCCGAGCAGCTCGATCAGGCTGCTCTGACTTTCCCCTTCGAGCGTCATCCGCATCCGTGTGAAGGGCTCGGACGTGCGGTACATGAGGAGCGCCTTCGGCGCGCGTCCGATCCGGACGGGGGCCGGTCCGAGCAGCTCGAACGCCAGCTCCTTCACCTTCGCGACGATCTCTTCGTTCATCGAATCGATGTCGAGACCGGGATACCGTCCGGCCCGCAGACCGATGTTCGCGCCGTCCTGCACCCACCGGTTGATGTCAGCAAGCGTGGCCTGGTGGACGCGCCAGTTGTTCCCACCCCAGGTGCCGTTCTGGTAGCGAACACCAGGGGCCTTGCCGAGCGAGCTGGCCGCGATCTTGGAGTTTGGCGAGAGGGTCGCCTTCGGTGGCGTGACCGAGATCAGCTCGGGGCCGTACCCTAACTCCGCGAGCCGGACCGGCGAGCAGCTCATTGCTGATTCTCCGGCACGTCGTAGACGTCGATCAGCTCAAACTCTTCGCTGTCCAGATAGGTGCGGGCTGTCTCTTCGTCCTCGGCGATAACGCGCTCGACGACTGTTCGTTCAAAAACATAGACCTTATCCATGATGCCTACTTTCTGTAGCGCGTACCGCGCCACGACTCACAATCCACCGGACAGCCCTGCGCCCATTCGGGCACCTCACGCATCAGTGTCGTAAACTCTTCGAGCGAACCCTCGCCGACCGCCCGCTCAGAGATCAGCTCGTCGTGGACGTTCAGGAGGGTCGGATAGCCGGCTGCCTCCGTCCGCAGGCCGGCGTCCGCGAGCAGGTCGCGTGCGATGGCCTGCACGATATTTTCCGTGATGCTCCCGCCATAGAGCGCCATCCGCTCCCATTGGCGGGTGTAGCTGTTGGTCCCGCTATACTCGACCGCCGGCCGGGTCTCGCCCCAGGGCGTAAGACGATCCACGACCTTCGGCGCGGCGTAGGCGAGCGAGCGCCGGGCCGGGAGCGTAATCCAGAGGTAGCCGCCGCGCTTGAGAAACTTGACGCGCTTCTCGCGCGTCAGAAAGACCTCGCCAGGAGAGAGCACCGCCTTGAGAGCGAGATCGTTCATTTCGCGCCAGTACGATACAATGCTCGGGTTCGCGGCGCGGTAGGTCGCCACGGCCTCCTCGGCCAGCTCGGGCGCCACCACCAGCCCGTACTGCGCCTTCGAGCTGGCGACAAACTTCTCCGCGCCCATTTGGAATCCACACCCGAGGATCAGCGACTTGCCGAGCGTGTAGCGGTCGGAGGGCTTCACGATCTCGTCCACGCCGCACCGGTAGACCTTCGCTGCCATCGTTTTGTAGACCGGCGCCCCGGACGCGAAGGCCGCGACGAGATCGTCCTGCCCGGCGAGCCAGGCCAGGACGCGGGCCTCGATGGACGCAAAGTCGGAGCACAGCAGCTCGTGGCCCGGCCGGGCAGTCATCATCGAGCGGAGCATCGCCGATAGCACGTTCAGCGGCGTCGGCTCCCACCGCAGCACCTGCCCGATATACTGCTCGGGGTCTTTCACGTCGGACCCGCGCGGGAAGTTGTGCGGCTGCGCGAGGGTTCCTGCCCACCGGCCGGTGCTCGCCGCGTGATAGAGCAGGAGGCCCTTCATCCGGCCGTCCCGGTCCATGCAGTCCAGCATCGCCTCGATCTTCTTGAGCGAGGACTTCGCCGCCTCCTGTCGGGCCTGGAGCGCGACCAGCGCGGGCGTCGTCAGCGCGGTCGAGTCAGCGAGCAGGTCGCGGAGCGCCTCCTTGTCGAGCGAGCCCAGGGCCTCGCCCTGGCTATCCGCTACGCCCTGCGTGACGAGCCAGGCCTTCAGCCGCGCGACCTTCGTCACCTCCGTCACGGCCCCGTCGGTCGCCTCGGCCAGGATCGCGTTCTGCTTGTCGATTTCATTTTGCGCAACGATCTGGGCCGACATCGCCAGCTCGACATCGAGTGTGACGCCGCGGTCATTCATCCGCTGGGTATGCTGGTAGGTCGCCAGCTCGCGCGGGTTGAGTCTCCGGACCATCCTGCTGATGGCTTCCTCCGTCCGGACGTCCTGCATACAGTAGTCATAGAGCCGGAGGAGCTTTGGCTGCTCGTCCCACCAGATCGGGCTGCCCTCGTCATCGAACCGGCGCGGCCGGCACATCTGGAGCGAGAGCTTCTTGCCCTCCATGTCCTTCTTCACATCGAGCCGCAACACGATGGCGGCCTTGTCGAGCGCGCGCGGGAGCGCCATCGCCATCGCCTCCGACATCGTGCAGCGCCAGGACTCGTCGGGGACCGGCGGGAAGCCGTACCGACGCTGGGCGCAGAGCTTCCACATGACGCGCTCAAAGGCAGCATTCCAGGCGACCATCTCGCCGCCGGCCGCGATGTGGGCCGCGAGCCGGGGCGGGAACGGCTGGGGTGGATGCCAGAGAGACACCTCGGGGTCACCCCCGATGCGCCAGGCCATACACCAAATCAGCGTGTCAGAATGTCGCGCGTAGGGGTAAACGCCCGTCCGCTTTAGCTCAACCGTTGAAGCTGTCTCGAAGTCGATGCTCGCCCGCGCAGCCAAAGGCCCTCCACTCATGGCTCCCTCCCTTTCAGTCCCGACCGGGGGTTCGACCCCCCGGCCGGCGGTACTGGGTGGTACTGCTACTCGACGTCGTCCAGCGAGGCCGGCTGAAGCGTAGCGTCCGCCTCGAAGTCCTCGTTGGCTGCCTTCCGCCCGTCGAGGCGCGGGGTCGTGCCGTCCAGGAGCTGGATATTCGCGAGACCGAACGTGACACCCTTTGCCTCCGGCCGGTCGTAGGCATAGGCCGTAACGCTCGCGCGCACGGTCGCCCCGGCGTAGAATACCTCCTTGATCTTCTCGTCCGGCACGAAGGCGGGCTTGCCGGTCTCCGGGTCGGCGTGGAGATAAACCGCGCCGGGCTTTTGCTCCGAGCGCACGTTGATGAAGACCGCGCCCTCGGGGTAGCCTTTCGCTTCGGCGTCGGTGCGGAAGGGGTTCTTCAGCGCCCCGGACTTCAGTTTCGCCGCCGCACTGGCGCCCCACTTCGCGATCGCCACCTCTACGACCGCTTTCTGCATCGCGGACAGGTCGGTGCCTTTCAGAAACACCAGGCTGCCGCTATACTTCGGGTTGCCAACGCCGTTCATAGGCGCCTGTGGCGTGTCGAGGTGCGGGTAGGACAGGACCGCCTTAGGGGTTGTGACTTTGGACATTAGGGTTGCTCCTCTTGAGGTAGCGGTAGTTGGAGAAAGTCCTCGGCCGGGCCCACCGCTGCCGCCGGTCGGGGATCACTGTCGGGCACGAGCGTCAGTCCGCTCGACACCCTGCTATAGAGCGCGTCCGGGAGGTTCGCCCGGCCGATGGTTTTCTCGATCTGCGCGGGCGACTTGAGGGTCGCGGGCTCGTGGGTGTCTTCCCACTCCAGACCGCTCTCGGTCGCCCAGACCTGCACGTCCTCGGCGTTATTCCAGACCCGCCGGGGTTTCTTTGCCACCATCTTCCAGCCCGGCACCTCGCGCCCGGCCTCCAGCTCGCGCGTGACGCGCTCGACCATCGCGCGCACGAACATCTCTAGCACCTCCACGCCCTTGAGCATCTCGGCGACCCGCGCAATCGGCATGTGCTCGACATTGGGCGGCGCCTCCAGCGGGACGGACTCGAAGTCGGTCTGTGCGACCAGCTTCGCGTGCGCCGCCAGCTCGGGGCAGTGCCCGCGGGCCGGACAGAACCGACACCACGCGCCGGCCGAGAGCGGCGCGTCGGCCGCCTGTGTCGCGCTCGCACGCAGAAGCAGGTGCTCGGCAAAGGCCTCCACCTCCGCGCCCGAGAAGGTCAGGGAGGTGCGGACCGGACCGTCGGTGTGCGGCGCGCGGGGCTGCACGACCGTCACGCGGACCTCCCGGAAGGCCTTGGTCGCCGCGCGGAGCACCGACTCCCCGTCGTCCGGCATTTCACCCTGGACGACCCGCCGCACAAACTCGGCCAGGATCGCGCCGAGCGCGTAGTACAGGAGCTGCTCGTTGTCGCCGGCCTCGACCACCACCCCCGAGCCGTACTTCAGGTCGATTACGTCGATGGTCGTGGTGGTCACGATGACCGCGTCCGCGGTCCCGAACATGGACTCGGGCGGGCGGATAATGCCAAGGTCGAGGGTCTGCTCGACATACAGGCAGGCGCTGTCTTCTTCTCGCGCCGCTCTGGTGTAGTAGATCGCACGGACGGTCTCGCCGTAGAGCTGGACGGCCTCCCGCATCTCGTCATCGACAGGCCAGGTCTTGGTCTTGGGGCCATCCTTGGAGTCGATGACGACCTCGGTCGGCCAGTCCGCGCCCGGGTTCTTCAGCGCAAACTCCGCGAGCGCGTGCGCCGCGCGCCCTTCGAGCTGGTAGTGGGTCTCCGGGTCGGTCAGGCCCTCGGACATCCGGACCGAGCCGGCGCAGTTCATCCAGCGGTGCGCGCTCGATGCGCTCAGGCGCGCGTGCTGTGTCGGCGGCATTAGTGCGTGCCTCCGGCGCCGACCTTGCTTCCTTGACGTTTCATGTCTTCTCCCTGTGTGACGGTTTGTGTTCTATTTTTCGATTGTGACGCTTTCTAACAACGACTGCAGGTCGCGCTTACTCGCACGAACGGATACTCGTCGGTCGGCTCCGACCGCACCGGCCGCAGGCCGGCGGCCGACAGGAACCCCCCGCACTCGGCGCACCGGCCGTTCGAAATCACGTAGAGCCAGACCCGCTTCTCTTCCGGGCTACGCTGCCGACTGGGCTGCAGGTCGGCGAATAGCTCCGTGATGTTCAGGTACCCTTCGCCAGCAGGCGGCCACACCGGCAGGTTTTGGATCACAGGTTACGCCCGTCGAAGTCCGACTCCAAATAGGCCAGAACCCTCCGCGCTGTCTCTGCCGTGTTTTTTCCTATACGGAAAAAGTTACAGGTCCAGCAGCTAACCCCACGGACACGCTTGGACGATCCATGGTCGTGGTCGACCGCTAGCCGGCGTTTCTTCGGAGGGCGCCCGCAGATCGCGCAGACACCGTTCTGGCGTGCGAGCATTTTTTCGTACTGTTCAACCGTGATGCCGTACCTCTTCATCAGGTCCGCTCGCGCTTGCACCGCCCGTCCCTTCGGCGACCCCGAATAGCGCGCTCGCACCGCCCGTCCCTTCGGCGACCTATCATAGCGCGCTCGCGCCGCCCGTCCCTTCGGCGACCCCGAATAGCGCGCTTGCGCCGCCCGTCCCTTCGGCGACCTCAGATAGCGCGCTCGCACCGCCGCGCGCCCTCCCTTAAGACTACTCACCGCGCCCTCCCAGCTCTTCCCATACGCCGATCCATTCGGCCGCGAAGAGTCCGAACGCCAATAGGACCAGGCCCGCCCGGCCGGGGGTGGCCGCCGCAACGAAGCACGCGATGATGCGGGCCGCGCTCTTGAGATAGCTCACGCGCTTGTGGTTCCAGAAAGGCCTGGGACGCAGGCGCGCGAGCCGTCCTTGCTCTGTTGGGATCATTTATTAGCGTACCTCCTCGGTCAGTCTGCAGTCGTTAAGCACCTCGGCGCAGCGCTCTGCGTGCGCGCGGTCCGCGCAGAGGAAGCTGGTCATAGTGCGGCCGGTGCCTCGCCTGGTACAGTACCAAAACCCGTTGAGTGCTTCCGCGCTCCACGCCATAGCCACATCCTCATTCATGGGCATCCTTTTAGCCAGCTTGAACTGATCGTGAAATACGGCAGAGCGGCGTGAAACTGTCGCAGCAAGCGCCAGAGGGTCTGCGCGGACACCTCGCCCGGGTCGGTGTGTTGCTTGCGTACCCGCACCGAGTCCGAGGCGCAGTAGGCCTCGATCTCGTAATTCAGCGCCTGGGCCGGCGTCACGATCCGCGCGCAGGCGCCCGTTTTCGCGATAGAGTCTGCGTTCTGTCGGCGATGGATCGACTCGTGGTAAAGAATCTCTTCCGTTGAGTCGGTCCCGATGGCGGCCACGTCGATGAAACTGTTGACGCGACGGTCGAGGCACTGGGTCCAGGCGGTCGCGCCGGGCGGCGCGGCCTGGGGCGCGGCCGGGCGCGGCATGAACGCCAGCGCGAAGGCCGCGAGGAGGGCGGGAGGAACGAGCGGCCGAAGCATGGTTCGTGCGTCCTTTCTTGAGCGGTGAAGGGTCGTGCGTCCCTTAGAAAAGGTGCCGGCTCCGTTTGTACGGCCGGCCGGACTACGCACTCCCCGAATCCAATCTACGGTCCTAGTCAAGCCCCGCGAGCGTCCGTATCTCCCGCTCCCGGCTGGCTCGGTCGAGGAGGCTGTGTTCCTCCAGGGCCTCCATGAAGCCGCGCGAGATGCGGCCGAACACCCCCACGACCGCAGTCATCTGGGCCTGTCCGTCCGGTCGGTTCTGCTGCAGGAGCTGCAGGACGACCTGCTCCCGCATCCCGTTGTCGCCGTTTAGGTACCGGACGAAGAGCTGCGCGTCGGCCGGGCTGACACCGATGGTCACGTTCATTTGGTGCTCCGTTTGCGGGAGGTTTTTGCGCTCCGCATCCCGTACGGCCGGCGCGGGGTGCCCCAGACCTTCCGGGTCGCGGGGTCGATATGTCCGCCCTGGTGGCCCTGGTCCTTCGCGCAGAAAAAGTCCGGCGTCCCACGGTTGACCTGGTGGCCGATACACTTCTTGCTCGTCATGCGTCCTCTCCGTCCGTTACCGACATACCGCCATCATAGAGCGCGGCCTCCAGCCGGACGAGCATCCGCAGTTCGGCGTCGAGAACGGCGATCCTGTCCTGGAGCTTCGTCCGCTCGGCCATCAGCTCGTCCGCGAAGGCCGGCAGGTTGTTCCTGACGACAAGGATGGGGTTGACCGTGCTGCTCATGTTGCCCTCCCTTTCTTGTTCCGCCTCGCTTCGAGGTGGTCCTGCCGTGAGATGTGGGCCGGGTCCCACTCCGTTATGCCGAGCTTCCTGCCGCCCGGAAAGCGATACACCATCGGCCAGCCCACGAGCTTTCCCGCCGAGCGCGGCCGGGTCGAGCGCCGGTGCGGTGGTCCAAAGGGCGGCCCGGCCAGGAGCGCGGCGACCATGCCCGTCAGGAGCGTCCGGTTGTCGCGCTCGCGCGCGGCCAGGTGCGGCCAGACGTTCGCGATGAAGTTCCGCCCCCAGACCTGCGCGACCGTGCGCGTGTCGGGCTGCGGCACGGTCCAGCGCCGGCCGGTCAGCCAGTCCACGGCCCAGCGCCAGAGGCGGGCGAGGAGGGTCACTCCCGCGACGCCCCAGGTTTAACACCCTTCATCACGAGGAACACCCTTCGCGCGGGCAGCCTGATGTTCACGAGCCCGCCGCGTGTCTGGACGGAGACCATCTTTCCGCCCGGGATCGACTCGACGGTGATATGCAGCTCGGACAGCATGTTCTTCATTTGCCTGCCTCCCGCCAGACCGCCGCCAGGATTGGGGTGCCGAACGCGACATGGAACGGCACTGTCACCTTCACCTCCAGTCGCGTCACCGGCTCGTCCTGGCCGTCGAAGAGCGCCAGGTCGCCGACATAGACCCGCGATATGCCCGGCCGGTCAGGATACCCGATGACCGAGAGCGTAAACGCGACCGCGTCGCTCATACGAAGGCAGATAGATGCCCGGCCGGTAGTGTCCGAATCTGGAAGCTGAAGGGCTTGACCCACGCAAGGGCGAGAACATAGGGGGAGAAGTCAAACAGCTTGATGAATGCCTGCGCGGCCGGTGGTAGCCTGAAGTACAGGCGCGCGCGGCCCAGGCCCAGGAACACGTTGCCGGAGGTGGCCCCGACGCTGGCTTCCCCCCGATATCGGAAGGCCCGACGGACCGCCCGCGCGACCGGGCAGCCCGCGCTCTGTCGCTGCCGGCCGCGCTTGATGTCGAGTGCGGTGACCCTAACCCACATGGTTCCCTCCCGTCCGAATCTGGAAGCTGAAGGGCACGACCGGTTTGCCATCGTCGAATAGCGCGATGAAGACCCGCGCGGTACGGGGAAGCGGAAAGACCCTGGGCCGCGTCTTCCCGTAGTAGCGAAACAGATTGCGGACGCCGACGCCGAAGTCCCACCCATAGCCGGTGGCTCGCCGGGCCGCCCGCACGAGGGGGCAGTTGAAGGCAGACGCCAGTTCGCCTCGCTTGATGTCGAGTGCGGTGACCCTAATCCACATCGTATCCCCTTGCGCGCAGTGCGCGCTTCTCGCGTCGCGCCCTCAGTGTGGCGCGGCGCACGGTGGTGGAGCGGTCCGCCCGCACGAGCCAGAGCTGCTGCAGCCCGAGCGTGCGGGTAAAGGTGACGATCAGGTCGGGTGCCTCGCCGGTCCGGGCGCGGACGTAGGCGACACCCTCGGCGCCATCGACGGCGCCATCGACCCCGGGGGCGGTGAAGGTCTCGATGCCGTCCTGCCGCGTCATCGTCCAGCCCTTCGTGTCGGCGGGCGACGACAACCGCTGGGTGTCATCGCTCGGCGACTCGTCGGCCGGAGGCAGGTCAGGTCGGTCGGTGGCGAAGCTCTCGCTCATGTCGCTGCTCCCGGCCCGGCCCTGAAGTCCACGGCGTACGCGGCCGCGAACGCAGCGCCGAGGTGTAGATCATCACGCATTGGGCCGGTGTACGTCAGACGCGCCGCTGCAAGCGCGGCCTCCGAGGGGCCGGGCGACGGGGCGTCTCCGGCTGCGGCGCGACCCGCCGGGGAGGAAGATCGGAGGGTCATCGCAGCAGGCTCCGACCGACAAACTCGATCAGGAGGTAGACCGCCAGGATCGCGAGCGTAACCAGACAGCTCGCGGCCGCGAACGCAGCGCCGAGGTGTAGAAGGAGGGATATCATCCGCCCCTCCGTAGTTGAAAACGCAGGGGGGTGACGTGCCTGCCCTCGTCAAACGCCAGGATGAAGCCCCTCACCTTGGGCGGAAGTGGATAGAGGTCTGCGCCCCGCGCCCCCCACGCCCCCACCCGTATAAAACCTATCCCGGTCGAGACCTCGCGCTGCCACCCGTAGGCCTTACGGAGAGCCCGTCGAACCGCCCGAGTGACGGGACAGGCGGTCGATAGGGACACCGCGCCCTTCCTGATGTCGTGCTGCGTGACGCTCACCCACATCGCAACCCCCCTTACCAGTACTTCGTGATGAAGTGGACGGCGGCAAGCGCGAGGAAGATCGCGCCCACGGTCGGGACCATATAGAGCACCAGGAACACCAGGCCACCTACCATCTCGCCGGCCTGCTCCCCGAGGGACTTCTGGGGCTTCTTCATAGATACCTCAGTTCGGGTATGCGGTCGTGGGCCAGGAAGTGCTCCTGCCCGTCGCGTCCGACGAAGATGCCGCCCTCGTCATCCAGCTCCTCCAGCATCCACCAGCCGGTCTCGTCCTCGAAGTATCCGCCGATGCGTGGTGTCGTGCCTGTCATGGTGTCGCTCCGTTTGTGTGTACCTCAATATAGCGACCGGCCCGTAGGAGTCAAATCTCTTCGGGCTCTCTTCGGGTCCTCACGGCGCGGTCGGGGTCCTTTGCGTCACCCGACAGAACGGGTCTGGAGGCGCGATCTGCTCCCGGTAGGATGCGTCCAGGTCCGCGTACGGGTCGGCCGGCCGGCCGCCGTTCGCCAGGCAGCCCGCGCAGAGCGTCAGGTAGGCCGGCAGCCGGGCGTCGCAGCCGGTGCAGGCTCGATAGCGGGGCGTCATGGTGCCTCCTTCTTCACGAGCTTCTCGTCCAGCAGCCGCACGAACAGTTCGTAGGGTGTGGGCGGCGCGCCAGGAGACCAGAGCGTTGACCGCTCTTGAAAGCACACGGCCCGGCAGACCATGACGGTCTTGTAGGGGCAGGGACCGCCCGCGCTCCAGCGGTCAAAGGCCGCGGGATCGGGGTGGGTGCTGGCGTCATACCGCATCAGGTCGCGGCAGAGACCCTCCGAGACGATCCCCCAGCGAGCCAACAGAAACATCGTTACCGCCGGCCAGCGCGTCTGGCCGTTCCATTCCGCGCGCGACAGTCTCGCGTACGTCAGGTTCGCGTACGTCAGGTTCGCGTACGTCAGGTTCGCGTACCCCAGGTTCGCGTTCGCCAGGTTCGCGTACGTCAGGTTCGCGTACGTCAGGTTCGCGTACCCCAGGTTCGCGTTCGCCAGGTTCGCGTACACCAGGTTCGCGCCCGACAGTTTCGCGCCCGACAGGTCCGCGCCCGATAGGTTCGCGCCCGACAGGTTCGCTTCCGACAGTTTCGCGCCCGACAGGTCCGCGCCCGACAGGTTCGCGTACGTCAGGTCCGCGAGCGACAG